ACTCCTTACATATAAAGCCGGCTTGGAACGAAGACGAGCATACAATGTTTGGAGGAAACTACGCCGCATCTAGCGATAGTAGATTATCAAAAGCTATGGACGACTTAACCGGTAATCGGTTTTATGGGGCTATAGCTATACACGATAGAGTGGAGGATTATTAGTTATGAATCAAAAGGAGTACCACGAGGCGTTAGGTAGGTTAAGCGACCAGTATATGTTCGACCAAACTATGACCAACGCCGAGTACCTCCAACAAAAAAACAAAATCGAAATTACTTTTTTAAAAACAATTTACAACAACCCCCAAAATGAAACTACTAACTAAAGAACTATTAAACAAACTTCCAAAGCTTTACAGCCAACCCGCTCACGAAAACCCCGAAGAAGAAATGGTGTTTTACGTTAAGCTTTTTACACCCGATAGTAATTGGACTTGGTTTATGGCCGAGTACGACCCCGAAACCGAAATAGCTTGGGGTTTAGTAAAAGGTCACGAACAAGAGTTTGGCTCTTTTGATATGAAAGAAATTAAAGCTATTAAAGGACCTTTTGGCTTACCGGTAGAAAGAGACATTTGTTTCGAAACTATTAAGGAAAAAGAGCTTTTAGAAAAAATTAAAAAGGGAATCGATTAGTGACTTTTTTTAATACTATTGGCGAAAACCAAGACGAGTTATCTAAATCAATAGCTCAAGCTAAAAGCCAAGAAGCCAAAATTATGAGGTGCTTTAAATATTACGAAGGTAAATATCCCCGCCTTCGTTTTAGCCCTTCTATGGTTTTAAAGATGTCGGGACTTAAATGTCCTATAACGTCTATTAGACGAGCTATGACTAACCTAAGTAATGAAGGTAAGCTTGTTAAAACCGATGAAAAAATAAAAGGCTTATACGGCAAACTTGAGCATCTTTGGAGCTTACCGGAAGAACCGGAAACTTTTAAGCAAAATACGCTTCCTTTTTAATATTACGGACCCGTAACATAGGGGTAGTAAATAGGCTAATTAGTTGTTATGATTTGGGTAAGCCGAGAGGCACAACCCCCTTACTTAAATGACCGTTTTATTTACAGCCCGCGACCTTCTTAAAGAGATCGAGTTCGAGTTAGGCGACAAACTTACACCCGCACAACGCATAGCCGGCGGTGTTGCTATTTACAACAAGTTCGGTTTTGACTGCCGTATCGCTCCCGAGCAAATCGAGGAAGCTACACAAACTATCATGACCGCTATTTTTTAAACCCCTTAAAACAATGAACATCAAAGACACTACTAACATTCAAGAACAACTTGACGAAGCTAAAAAGCTTCTAGAAGAAAAGCAAACGGCGTATATGCACGCTTTTGCAAGCGGTAACTTACAAGACATCAGCAAGCACCGCAAAGAAGTATTTAGCCTAACTAGACAAATAGGCCAACTCGTTAAATACAAACTACAAACAGGAGCTAAGTAAATGAATTTTATTATCGACCCTAAATACGGAAACACTATTAACAGCGAAATGTTTGGTTGCACTTTCTTTCTTATTCCTTCTTACAGCGAAAAATATAAGATGATGCAATATAGTTTATTTTCCGCCCCTACTTTTAAAGACGGTTCCGTCGATTGGGATAGGCAAGTCTCTATTACCGAGTGGGATACCGAATCTTTTACTAAAGAGCAAGCGGAGGAAGTTGGTACAAAGTGGGCCGCTTTATTACAGGAGGTAGGCTAATGAAACATTTTCTTTTATACATAGCGGTAGGCGGCATACTACTTACCGCCTTCGATTCCACCCTAACCCAGATGACAATGGCAGATTGTAACGCCGGTATAGAGGCCGCTTGTAGGGAGTTAGATAAATGACTTTTTCAATGCCTTTTACCGAAAACGAAACTAAGCACCTTATTTACTTACTTAACTGCGAGTACAGAGAAAAAAGATTACTTAGAGAAACTATCGTAAAAAACATAATGCTTTGTAAATATACCGAAGATAGAGTTCGGCATACAAAGCAAGAGTTAGATCATTTAAAAGACGAGCTAATAGCAAACCAACTATTAGTACATAAATTAGATGACCACCTTACCGACCTTATTAGAGGTCATCAACTACAAAGCCTAGAGGAGTTAGAAGAGCCTAACTTCTTAGGGCCGGAGGCTAACCGCCACTTAAAACTATTAACTACTAAACCCCAAAATGAAACAGACTAAAGCTATTACTATCGACGCGGAAACTTACCACGCTGACCCCGCCTATAGTGCCACCGATTGCAAAACTATTATCGGTAAAAGTCCCGAAATATTTCACAAAATGAAGTACGGGGAGGAAAAACTAGACCACGAACCCGCCGTAAAAAAAGCTTTTAGAGCCGGCGAACTATGTCACGCCTTTACTTTAGAACCCGATAGAGCTAAAAAAGCTTACGGTGTTTGCCTTAGTAAAGCAACTAAAGCCGGTAAGATACAAGCCGAAGAAATGGCCGCTAAAGGTATAGAGCCTATAACTTCCGTAGAATATGAGCTTGCATCTAACGTCGCTAACGCCGTACACGCTAACCCTATAGCTAAAAAACTTTTATCTAAAGGACATGCCGAAGCTAGTTTTTGGAAAACCGACCCCGAAACAGGTTTATCTTGTAAAGCTAGAACCGACTTTATTAACGGCGATACTATTATCGACCTTAAAACTACCGGCGAAGGAGGGGCGGAGCCTAATACGTTTGTTAAAAGTGTGGCTCGATATTTATATCACTTACAAGCCGCCCACTATTTAGAAGTTGTCGGTGCTAAGAGATTTATTTTTATCGCTGTAGAAAAGGTTTATCCGTTTGCCGTTAGCGTTACCGAGCTTGACGAGGCTTCTTTGGAATGGGGTTTAAAACTTCGCCAAGATGCTCTAAAACTCATAAGTCAATGCCATACCGATAGTTATTGGCGTGGTTATACCGAAAAAATTACAACCTTAAGCCTACCTAGTTGGGCGTATTCACAAAATTAATTATGGAATTTACTAAAGAACAAGTCGAGTTATTAAAAGAACCTATACTCGCAAAAAACGTAAAAGAAAGAGACGGAAACCAAGCCGGCACTTTTCAACTAGCTTACGTCGAAGGTTGGCACGTTATAGACGAAGCAAACCGCATATTTGGTTTTGACGGTTGGACTAGCGAAACTATAGAAACTAAACTTGTAGCCGAAGAGCAAAAATGTATTTCTTATACGGCTAAAGTTAGAATTACTATAGGCGACGTTATTAGAGAAGGAACCGGTGCGGGACATGGGCGTTTTGGTAGTTTAGGCGAAAAGCATGAGTCGGCTATAAAAGAAGCCGAAACCGATGCTCGTAAAAGAGCCTTTATGCAGTTTGGCAACCAGTTTGGCCTCTCCCTTTACAACGGTAAGGATAAAAGTTGGAAAACTAATAAAGGTAAATCCCAAATAAATAAAGGGGAGGTAATAGAAACTTTACGCGAGCAAGTTGCGGAAGTTGCCGATAATAAACCTCAAAGCGAAAATACTTTTTTACTTGCTAAAAACGCTGTAGAAAACGCAAAGAGTGTCGACCAGTTATTAGACCACCAAAAAAACATAGCTATCCGTTTTAGAGACGGTAAGCTTACACAACAACAAAAAACCGAGTTAGATAACGCGGTCGCAAAAATGAGGGTAAAACTAAAATGACCGACCAAGCTTACTTATCTACGAAAGACCTCTGTAAAAGATATGGGGTCTGTATGGCTACAGTTAAACGTTGGCGGACTTTAACTAGACGCGGCGAACCTACTGGCCCTAAGTGGTATGAAGTTCCGCGTACCGCTTCTACTATCGGCGAACCTTACGTTCGATATGAATTACACCAAGTTCTAGCTTGGGAGGAAACAAACTCTATTACACCTATTAACTCTTTTTAAATTATGGCTTACGAATCTAATTTTGAACCCGCGTTTCAAGTTCCCGTAAATTTTACTGTTTCGGATAATAAATACGAGCCTACTAAAAATAAATACTCTAAAAAAATCGGTTTATTTATACCGCTAGAAACAGTTTTAGACTTTGCTCAACACGTTATGAATGTGGCCGATAAACCCGAAAACCACGCAAAGGGTAAAGTATTTGATATGCGTACCGGCGAACGTGAAGAGGTACAGGGCATATATATTTACGGCAACGGTAATGTTAGTAAATACGACGAAGATGACTTCGGTGCTTACGGAACTATTAACCCACGAAAAGTAGTAGTGGAAGTAGAAGAAAGTCCCGAAGAAGTTAACGAGGAAAGTCCATTTTGAAAGAACCCAAACTACCTTTACAAGCCCAGATATTTATAGATCATTTAACTATTGGGCTTGATAGTTTTGATCTTAATTTTGAAGATTACGGTGCTACTTACGTTAACCATAAAGAGCATGGGGTAGCAATTATGTTTTCGCAAGTAAAAGTCGCTGAACACTCCGAAAGTTGTCGCTTAAAAAACTCTATTATCGTTAGCGGTTTAGGCGTTCACTTTAGTAAAGAACAAATATTTCCTTTTACCAATGAACAACCGCCCTCGCATCTAGCGATATTAATTTTATCGGCGATAGTAAAAGATACACCTTTGCAGTTTATTTGCGAGGAATGTCATGGAGCATAAAAAACCTTTTAATAGAGCTTTAAAAAGAACCTTAGAAAGAAAAGCAAAAGAAAGTCCTTATACTTTCGCACAGATTGCAGAAGTTTATAGAAGAGGTCAAGGAGCCTATTTATCTAAAGGTAACCGAAACGTATCTATGGCTCAGTGGGCTATGGCTAGAGTAAATAAATTTTTAAGGGGAGGTGGAATAGACACCGATATTGCTAAAAATCGTAAAAGACAAAAAAAAGAACTTGATTATTTAGAACGTTATGGAAAAGGCTTACCAAAAGAAGTATCGCAAACTATAGGTATAGAAGGAGGTCAAATTCTTACTTTACCTTCCGGCGTGACCGTTTCTTTAGCCCCAAGCGGTAAGTATGAAATATTAGAAGAAAAACCGAAAGAAGAACCTAAAGACGAGATCCCTAAAGAAATCAAAAGAAAGTTTCCTCATATAACCGTAAGCAAAAACTATAGCGAAACGGAAATAGCTTTTCTTTTTAAATACATTTCCCCCGTTGGTTATTACGAGTGGCATAAATTAGCTTCTAATTTAATATTTAATTCTAAAAATTGGAACGCCCAACAGATATTTCAAGTTTTTTCTGCACCGGCTTATTATTTAACAGATGAACTAAGTACCGCCTTTTTAGATACTCCTATACACGAATTAAAAATAGAAAAAAACCCCCAAATAATTAATAACCACTTTTTTGTTTTACAAAGTAATGAAATAAATTTAGTTAATTATATGTTTATAGATACCGAGACCGGTCTTAATGATGTCGAGGTAGTTTGCCATCTAAGCACCAAAAGTAGGTTTATAAGGTCCGAAGGCATAACGTTAGGCAAAGAAAGTAAACAACGTTTTATGTTTGGTTTTAATTGGAATAACCTTAACGCTATAAGAACTAACAATATTTCTAAGGCCGTAAACTCCCCGTTATGGATAAATAAAAGTAAAGACTACACGTTCGACGAACTTCCTAGAACCTACCAACAGCAGTTTTTGATAGTAGTAAATTTAATTTTATTTATGAATCAAGAGCCGGATATAACCGTCGAATACTTACCGCCGAGCCAAACTATACCTATACAACGAGAAATGAATAGGTCCGGTAAATTTAAGCCTAGAGCGGTTACTTGGATTGGTAAGGAGTTTAGCGAGCGTGTAATTAAGTTACGCCCTAAAACCGATATGCTAGAGGTAAAAGAAGCCGGTATTCCTAGACGACCTCATTGGCGAAGGGGACATTGGCATACGGTCTGTCAAGGTTTTAAACGTAGGCAACGCAAACTTAAATGGTTTGAACCTTGTTATGTAAAAGGAAAAAATTTATAATAAAAATATGAGAAGAGATCAAACGCCGTCAGGTTTCAAGCTTAAAAAGCTAAAAGAACTAAGACTACAAAAATTAGAAAAAAATTTATTAGAGGTTCACTTAAAAGGACAAGATCATTATATATTTATGAACGAAAGAGGAAAGGCTCAAATAGTAACGGGCGACGGTAATTGGGTTACGGAACATATAAGAACCGCCGTTTTAAAATTTAATTATGAAGTAGATAAAACCGAAAAAATGTTAATAAGAGACTTTACCGACGAAGAAATTATTGCTTTCGAAAAAGCTTACGAATAAATTTAAAACGTTTTTTTCTCATTTCAAAAACTGCATTTAGGGCCTCTAGCTCTACTAACCTTCCTAACATAGAAGCCATAAAAACATCTTGTTTCATTTGATGTCGTACTAAATGTGTGCAATATCGTTTAATACTTACAATGTCATCACTAGCCATAATATCCCTACAACGTAATTCGACCGATAGCTCTAACTCTGCGGGAGCCGGTTCTATATCTATGTTAAGGAATTTAGTAACTTTCATTTGACCGGAAACAATTTTTCTTCGATCATTTTGACGATCGCGTCGTCGACGTCATTGTCTGATTTAGCTGCCAAATCTTTTAAAAGGCTTAAAGCCGCCTTGCGTAGACTTTCACTTTTTCCAAACTTGATAAATAAACCAATTAGAAATTTAGACATAATTTTATGTGTTACTTTCCTAACTTATCATTATTTGATAAATTTGGCATATACTACCCTAATAAAGCGGTGGTCATCCTGTTTTTTCCCCAGTAGGGTAGTATTTATTATGGAAGAAAAAGAAGAAAAAGACGGTTTAGGTTTTTTAGGAAACGCCGTTCAAATTGTAATTTTAGCTTGGTCTTTAGCTGTTATTTCTTGGTCTTATTTTAATCCTAATCCTACTAGGCAAATAGATACCACGTTCGCCGCCGGCTTACTAAGTGCCGTAATGTCTAACTACGGGCTAAATGTCAAAAAGGCTACGGACAAAAAGAAACAAAATGGTAATGTTAATATAGTAGATAACAAAGATTCCAAAGTTGGAGTTGTAAAAAAATGAAGAAAGCTTTAGCACTTTTTTGTTTATTACCTACGGCGGCATTTGCCGATATAAAACAGGAATTTGTAACTTCGGCTCAAATAACAGTCGATATGCCTTATTCAGTAACTAATAAAGTCGGTACAACTTATAGCTTAAGTGGTAACAATATTACGCCTTCGGTAACTATAGGAGATACTACAACATCGGGAAAGATCGGGGGGATAAATGTAGGAAGTCTTACAAGTGGTGTCCCCGCTATGATTCAAACCGATACTACAGTAACCACGAGCGGCTCTGCTTTCAGCAAAACGGAATCTGTAATCATGGGCGATTCGTCTCCCTCAGCGATAACGCCAAGTAGTGGAATCGCGGCTTTACCTCACTTAGGGGGACAAACTACCGTTGGTTCGGGCGGCACGGCGGGGACTTTAGCTTTAACGTCATTGAGTTCCGGTGTTCACACTTGTACCGCCGGCGGGTCGGGAACTAGCTGTATAGGCTCGACTAAAGTTACTATTACAATTGACTAAATATTGGATATTAATATTTTTACTAATACCGGTAAAAGCTTTAGCAGTTCCGGTGGTTCCTCAATTCAGATCGGGCTCAAGTACGACTTCTAGCACAAGCGAAAGTGTAATAAATGAAACCATAACTAGCTATCAATTTAGAAGCGGATATACCTATAGTGCAAGCGGCCATAATATAAAAAGTAATACGGATTATATAAACCCTACCGCTACTACTTTAGACCAACAAACCGTTAACGGTGTAAATTTTAGTTGGACTTCCCCAAATTTAGAGGCTATTCCTCGTTGGTCTATTGTCAATCAGGGAGCGGCTTTTTCACTACAAGAAACGTTGATTACACCATCGTTAGATACTATAACTACAGTAACTAGGACTATAAACACATCAACAACTACAGAAACTACAACTACGTTTGGTCAATAATTTTACTGTTATTACCTGTTAAACCTGTTTTTGCTAACACAACCGTAGCCTCGCCTCAAAGCCAAAGTACAGGCGTAGTGAATAATAACGCCCAAATGATATTACCGTCGGCCACGCCGCAGTTTAGAATGTCGCAAGGAATAGTTTGTAGTTCACCGAGCCTAACGATTACTCCCTACTTAACCGACGCTTGGAGTTTTAACCGACCTATCGAAACCGTTACGCGGCAAGCTATATATGACGAAAATACCGGCGAAATAAAATATTACCAAGAAACGCCAAGATTCGAGAAAGATAATTACAACCTAAATTACGGTATAAGTATGCAAATAAATATTCCTTTAGGTAAAGCACCAGCACTATGCCACGAAGCAACCGAAGTTAATATAGCGGCCCAAAAACTTTTAATAGCCAAAACTAAAATGGAAATGGAATTATATAGGCTTAAATTATGCTCTGAGCAAGTAAAACTCGGTGTTCAATTTGTTGGTAAATACGCTACTACTTGCGAAGGTATTAAAGTTTCTATTCCGCCAAACCAAGTTTTGCCACATACACACAAGATTGAAAAGTAGATAAGCTTACGGGTTTTTTAGCCTATCTACCGTTATTTATTTTATCTTTTTTCTTAGTCATTTTAGTAATTATTTGTTTTACTAACGGTTTTACAGCGTTAAGTATAAGCGGAGCAGAAGAGCCAACCAAAGCAAGACTAAAAACGCCAACAAATTGAGGTGCGGAGGGTATGTACTGGTCTTTCCATTCGACACTTTCATACAAAGTTATGCACTCACGCTTATTATCCGATAATTTATGGCCGATGACGACCTCTAATTTTTTTTCGTTACGAAAGTCACCCCGCCGTAAATCTTTATTAGAGGGACATTCCGGTATTACTATTTCTTCTTCTTTTTTTACTTCGTTGTTTACTTCCGGCATATCCGGTTTTGGTATTTCGGGCGTTTGGTCGTTAGATAAAGGTTCTTCGACCATAATTAAATTTTCCGGCGTGTAATCTAAAGGGAAAAAACTAGGGAATGGAAAGTCGCACGTCGTAAAAACTCCGTTAGGGTCGTCTAATAATAAATTTCTATTACCGGTATTTTTTATATCTCTATGTTGGTAAGTACAACCGATAACTTCTATATCTAAATTTTTAACCGAATGATTAATATACGGCGTATAGATAGGAACTATATCCGGTATATAAATATCCGGAATAGAAATATCTTTTATATCCACTAATTAGTTTTTAAAGGAGTGGGGATAGGTAAGCCAGTTGATCTTGGCATACGTTGGTCAATAATATCGGGGACAGTTGGCTTTAGATTAGAAAGTACCTCGTTAATCATTCGTGCCTTAAACTGCTCCGATGTAACGTATTTATATCCGAAATATCCCCCTCCTAACATTGACGCTGATATTATAAAACTTAAAATAGATAATATTTGAGAAATTTTTGCCATGATAAAATTTGCTATTTTAAAAGCACTATCTTTTTCAAGTGTACTTGTATTACTGCTTATTGTAGCCCTATCCCCTCTCTACGTCACTATGGGGATAATGACAAGGCAAATGCACGAAAAGGTTAACTAATCAGCAGCTTCGGCTGTGTTTCCCTCTGCTACCCAAGCAAGGTACTCTTGGTAGTCTGTGTTTGCTTCGTCAAATGGAATAATTGTAACAACATTTCCATTTTGTTTTTTTACTTGATCTGTAACCCCTGTTATTGGATTGTTAACTAATTTATAGATTGGATTTGTTGGAAAAGCCATAATTACAACTCCGCAGAAAAGGAAACTTTTGCATCATTATGGTTAGCAATAACCATAGAAGAATGACCAGCAGTTCTTCCTGATATTCCATCATTGCTATAAGCATTTAAAACTGACATATTTTCATTACTATTCCACAATGAACTAAATGTATTAAAACCATCGTTTGAATCGTTTGAATATACCAAATAATAACTTGTACCTGTTACAACTTCCAAAGAAGGTTTTGCTCTCATAGTTGTTGGAAAATAAATATAAGTAAAGAGGTTGTTATTTGCATACATAACTCCAACACCTACAGAGTCCTGTCCGTCACCAATTATACCCCCAACGTGTCGGTAGTAATACCTCTGACATAAAGCAAGCTCCTGACCGAATGACTTAAATTCGAAGTCGCTCGAAAATGACCCTACTTCTAATTGAACTCCCGTCACATCAAATGTTGCATTAGTTGTAGTTGCCCATGTTGTTGTCATATCAGGCCAACGAGTCAATCCACTTCCTGTAGTGTTCCAAGCGTTAAAAGTACCACTTCCACCAGTAAATTGTGTTCCATAATATGGAATAAATGAAAGTATAAGGCCAATGCCATTATCATTGTTTACTGTGATACCAGAGTTGCCGGGGATGGTTTTTGTTATTTTTGTCCATTGGTCAGCAGTTAAAGAAATCTCAAAAGGATAATGTCGTTGTGTTCCGTCATGGGAAGTGAGTACCCCAACATAAGATTGTGTGACACTAGCTCTAACCCAAAAAGAAACTGTAACAAAACTAGAACTTGAAGTATAATCCCAACCACTTTGAGCAACATCTTGTGCTTCTATTCTTTGATCTATTTGTAAATATTGATTAGTTGCAGCACCAATACCACTTTGATTTAAAAGTCTCATATACTTTCTAAATCCAAAAGTGTATGGTGTATCAGTTGTAGCTAAATCTTGTTGTGATTCTGTAATTGTACCAACTGATATTTGCGTCATAAATCTATCTAAAGTGTGATAAGTACTTTGAGCACCAGTTGTATTGTTTGTAGTCGCACGTTGAGCCACTTGCATAGCTCCGTTAATTATTAAATTACGATTAGGTTTATTAGTAATATTAGCAGTACACGTTCCAGCAGAACTATCAAGCGTGATAGCAGCCGTACTAGCTCCTGTTCCTTTTATGCTGTTGACTTTTATTTCTGACATAATTAACTAGGCTTTGGGTTAGCGTCTTTAACCGCTTTGATGTGGCTTGCCCACGTTCCAGTTGTATCTAGTTTACCTGCAAGCATATCGTCATACAACATTGCTAATTGCTCTCTCCAAAAACCATAAGTTTTAGAACCTGTTTCTATTCTTTTATTAATATAATCCTGTTTTGTAAATTCAGCTTCAACTGCACTCATATCTATAGAAACATCATTTCCTGATGAATCTTTAGCGGTGTAAGTTGTTCCGTCATAATTTACAACAACAACATTTGAATATAGTTGATAAATAATATTTTCTTTTTGTATTTTCATGCTGCCACCTCCGCTAAAAATATTTGTGCAGGGCTGTAATTAGGATCGCCAACTGGAGCATAAACAGCGTCAGAACCAAATACTCTTGAAAGTCTAAAAGAATAAGTTGTTGCTGAAGTAGTGTTTGGAGAGTCTAAATAATGTATTGTCCAAGAACCATAGCTAGAAGCATGACCGCCTACATAAGCCAAGCCATGCGTAGAATGTCCTAGATTAGTACTTCCTCTAAAAAGGCTTAAGCCCGCAGTAGTGGTATTAGTTGTATAATAATTTCCTGATGCCAAAACGAAAACTTTGCTACTTGTAGCTGAAGGTGTAATATCTGCTGTTAATGCTGTTGTGTAAAAAGTACCAGTATTTGATGAAGCAGTTGTTCTTGCTTGTGTTTCTGCACGAACAGTTTGAAGAATTTTACCTCCCCCTGCTGCTGCAAAAGCTAAATTTCCCGAACCATCTGTTTTTAAAAAAGTATCAGCACTACCATCAGCTACAGGAAGTTGTAATTCTACAGCAGCATTGCCTGTAGTTGTTGAAGGTGCTTTAAGGCTTACTGACCCACCACCTGATGCTGCGTTTAGTTTAATCTTTGCTGTCATGGTTTAGGATATTTGTCTTTGGTTACTTTGATAGTAGCTTTCCAAGCATCTATACCATTATGATAGATGTCATCTAGCTGATCTTCAATAGTTGGGTATTCTGCTTTACGTTGGCCTTGATAAGCTATCGCAGCAGCTTCGGCATTTAAAGTAACTCTTGCTGCGTCTATATCAGATTGAACAAGTGTTATTTGCGTTCCATCTTCTTTAAATGCTCCTACGCTGTCATCTATTCTTACAGCGTCAGAGTAAGCCTTGCGTATTGCTTCGTGATCTAATTTTGCCATTACGCTCCCACCTCAATTACATGAAAAGTAGAAACGCTTTGATAATCATCATTATTAAATCTGTTTAAATAAAAAGTACCACCGCCAGTTCTCCAAAAAGGACTGTAAGTTCTTGCAGTAGTATTACCAGAAGTTTCGTAAGCTACAATCGGAACAACCATCATAAAATTGGTATTAACATAAAAACTTCCTATACCATCTTCATTTGCACTAAAATCATCTGGCTGCATAACTTCTGATGATGTTCCAGAAAAATCAGTTGCCGTATTTCTTCTTAATCTTATAGTACCTGCATTGTTATTAAGATTTACCATAAGAAATGCTTGAACGATAATAAGACTATCTGAAGCCGTTGGCGTTAATGTAATCCGAAAATCACTACTTATTTCTGAATAAGTTCCAGAAGTAGTAGATGGCGAATTAGTTTTTTTAGAGGTTTTCCATTGAAGAAGTTTTCCATTACTTATTCCAGTACCAGTAACACCGCTATTACTTATTGACATTCTTTCAACACCACCAGTAGCAAACTTAATAGTGTCAGCAGAAGGGAATGTTATACCAGTATTGCTATCCGTTCCAGTTACAGCAGGGGCAGATACGCTTCCATCAACCCCAGAAATACCAGTAGTGCCGTTAATGTTTAAAGCCATAATTAAAGAATAACTAAAATTGCTCCGCTTGGCACGGTTATTGTGACACCCGAATTTATAGTCGGGCTGACCGTGTGAGCGTTTTTACCGCTACTAAGGGTGTAACTTGTAGTGGCAGCTTGGTCGGACTCAAAGAAAACTTCGTCGGTCCCGCCTCCGGTAGCTCCCGCACCTCCACCTATCGCACCCCACGCACCGTTATTATATCCTTCGAACTGATTTAAAGTACTATTATGACGAAACATTCCAACCGCAGGGGAACCGTCTCTTTGTGCCGTCGTTCCACTCGGGATATTTAAACTTGACGTATAATTATGAATTACTTTTCCGGTAAAAGTACCACCCGTAAGAGGTGCTAAACCGAAAGCCGTAGTAGCTACAGGGCCTATCGTAACGTAACCATTATTCGCGGCGTTTCTAATTTTTAAGTTTCCATCAGATGTATCAACGTGCCATTGATATGCATAGTTTGTAGTTAAAGCACCGGACTTACTATTATTAGACGCTATAGCTTGAAATAAATTATTTAAGTCAGTTCTTACCGCACTTCCCGTTCCGTTATCAATTATAAAATCATGTTCAGCCATTTTACGGAATGTTTTATTTTATTTTATCAGCCTTTACCAAATCCGACAGCTTGATATGTAAAATTTCTATCTATTGAAGCATTTGAACTGTTTTTAAATTCTACGGTGAAACCGGTAGATGCTACGTTGGTTACTAAAAAATAATCCCCGCTAACCATATTTTGTGCATTGATACCAACCGAAGGTAAATTACTGTTGGCACCTAAAATAGAACTCGTTCCAACAAAAAACGGGTGTTGAAAAGTAATATTTTTTTGTCCCGCCCCGCTTGCGGTTACGTTTCCTTGCTCGGTTCTTCTTTGTATAGAGGCTGTATAACCTATTTGCGATACTTTTATATCTTGAGCGACATCATTGCTAGTAAGTTTTGCCCTAAATTGGAATCCTCTTCCTTTATATGTACCGTTTGCAAATGTTTGGAAATCAGTATAAGTAGGCGAACCTGAGGGATTATCTTGCGTTACACGGACTAGCATTTCAGCGTTGACTTCCGTAGCAGTAGCACCGTCAAAATCCGTAATACTATCAATTAAACCTCTAGAATCGAATAAATCGGAAGGATAAAAAGCTTCGGTTAAAAAATGTCTTTTTAAATCTAAACTAAATACTCCACCTAAATCTAAAGTATCGCCACCGGCTGTACCTCCAAAATCATAAGTTCCTAGAGGTACTATGCCACCAAAATCATCTAAAGAGCCAACAGCATCAAAATCGGTTATATCGTCAAAATTTCCTCCACCAACAAGGTTTATAGTATTTGTAGTCGCATCAAAGGCCACATTACTTTTAGTCCCTTGAAACTTAGGACTATCTAAATCTTCTCTTCTAGTTTGTGCTATTAAAGGAGCAAGGTTATCCGGTAAATCAATTATTACGCTCGTTTCTCCCGCACTAAATCTTCCGCCATCATCACGAAATTTTAAAATATATTCGCCTTCTAGATAAGGGACTTCCGCTGTTGTAGTATTACCGGCCAAAGCTTCTATAAGATCGGTACTATTAGAAAAAGTTGCGTTTCCATTTGTAAGTGGAGAGTGCCTTACATACACTCGGCCACCGTGCGTCACATCCAGATCGGTTGCTAAATTCCAACGAAGTCTTACTAATTTTTCGTTAATAGGTTCCGCCGACAAACCCGTAACGTTACTAGGAACTGCAGTTTTTCCTACCGCGTTAAAAGTTAAGTTAGTAGAGGTTGCGGATAATTCTAAAGCCGTATTAAAACTAAAAACTTCTATTTCATAAGTACCAATAGACGTATTAAATATTTCGAAGTCGGGGCTAGAAACAGTATTAGAAACAAAATTACCATTATTAAATCTATAGTTAACTTGATATTGAGTAACGCCGGTAATAGGTTGCCAACTAATTATCAATTTACTTACGGCCTGATTATTTATAACAACTAATTTTTCTTCAGCTTGTAAAGCATTAGGGGGGTCTTTTAATTCATTTAAAATACTTACGGTCCTTGTAGGTAAAGAGGCCCCGTCTTCTATAAAGGCATATTTTTCATTAACGTAAGATAAAGCTGTAATCGTATAATTAATTCCGTCAACTTCTTCGACCGTTATAACCCTATAAAGTTGGGATTTAACGGTATCATTTGAAATAATCCAATTAGCATTAACGTTAGGAGTTTGAGAAAAAGCAGATGCAACTGTAATCGTCGCACCACTTACGGAGCTTATATTTTTACTTTCTATAGTGCCGTCGGGCATAATTACACTTAAAACCGGATTGTTTGCGGTAGGTAAGTCTGTATTAGCCGAATTATCAACCGTAAGGACCGTCGTAGAAGTAACCGAAGCAATCTTACCTCCGCGTCTTAAACCGCTTCTAACAGGGTCTGCAATAGCTATTACAGCACTTGGTCTTACTACTACGCCGCTATCTATAGAAGTAGAAAAAGTAACGACTTCTGATTCATTTTGCTCTGCGAATAATATTGCTTTTCCTAAACGGGCCGCTTGACCTCTAGAAGTACACGCGAAAGCTTTTACTTGTTTTATTATCGAACCAAATTTAGCTATAGCGTTAGCATCTTCTACGACTTCAAAATCTATTTCTTGGGTATCCATATTAAAATAAGAAACCGAAACTACACTGTGTCGTTGCTTTAAACTACTACCGCTATAGTTAAAACCCTCGCTTGTCACGTTACTGAGGTTAAATAAATAACTTGCCGACGCAGGGCTATCTTGCTTAAGGCTTATACTTCCGGCGGTCCATATAGGCATACATCTCATTACGCCGGATAATTCATTAATAAGGTCGAAGGCCTCGCCGGAACCTTGAATATTTACATTGCATGAGAACCTCGCCTCTTGTCCTCCGAAACCGTCGCTAACTAGAGTATTAGCAAACTTACTAGCCGTTACAAACGAAAATAAATCTAAATTACTATCGCTTATATGATCGCCAAAACCATAACGACTATTAGTCAAAAGGTCTAATAAAATCATAGCGGGGCAAGATGTCCATACCGCCGCTCCCATAGTTCCGTTAAAAATATAACCTTCGGGATAAACTATTCTTCCGGTCGTGGCGTCAACTGTCGGAGTGCCGGAACTATTTGCACCCGCCGCCGGAATACGGACCTTTATACCTCTAACTCTAAATTTACGGCGTGGGATAGACCCAAACTGCATTGAATCTAACCTTATAGCGGCGTACGCACTATTAGCGTAAGTATTAGAGTCGTCTATTATTTCAGCGATACTTGTCCACTGAAAAGCATTAATTAAAGATGAGTTTGTACTATCCGGAGTAATTCTAGAAACCCTTATATCTACCGGAAAAGCACCGGTTAAATTAACGCGATAATCTCTTTGATAAGCGTCTGCAGTTCGGCCCGTTACTGTATCGGTAATAACGTCGGTAAAACCTCCCGAATTATATTGCACCGATATTTTAAATTGAACACTAGAACCTAATAAATCTCCTTTATCGGTAGCCTCTTGAATTTGCGGAAAACTTATCGTTATTTTAGCCGCGTCAACATTACTATTTGTTATTTGTCTTGTTACCGGAGCAGCCACAGTAACGGTAGTGCCAACCCCAGTTACAGATGAGCTACTTTCTATACCCGCTATTTTTGTTTGGTTACTCGTACCAAAACGGGGTGTAAAATCAACGTCTTTAAAATTAAAATCTACATCGGTAGGACTTGCGGAATTTGCGTTTGATCTTAAAACGGGCGTGTCGTTAAGAAAAACATCTTTAAGAGCGGCGTTATTATAAGCCGTAGTTCCTTTAGTTAACCCTTCTTTAGATGCTGATGCAAAACCTTCGATTTCGCCTTCACTTATCAAATCTAAGAAAGTTGCAAACTGCCTACTATGTAAAGTATCAGGAGTTCTAGTCGGTTGGGGTGGTGGTGGCGGAGAACCTCCTCCTCCGGAACCTCTAATAATTTTTTTAGTCATGCTCTTACTTGTTCAGTATCTACGGCCCCGCTTATTACTACCGAGCCAGTAAAAATTTCTCCATAAACTAAAGGAACTGGAGTTCCCGCCCTCGTAGTTTGTTGTGTACCACTAAAATTAAAAGATATTCTAGGGTCTTGCTCGCTATTAAAGTCCGGTAATTTTGGAACCGGAAATAACATATCACTAACGCCGGATAATAAAAGTCCGGCACCTATACCAAAAGCTGCTTTAGCTCCCATACCGGCGGCAGCAAATCCAAAACCTTTAGCACCAAAAGCTAACGGATTAGCAAAAAGACCTCCTACGCCAAAAGATAAAGCTATTAATGCTCCGCCTAATAATATTTTTCCTATGCCTCGACCGGCACCTTGTATGACCGGCACAAAATGTATATCCTCTTGTCCTATAGGGTGGTGTATTTCGTTTTCGTCTATCGAATAATTACCAACTTTAACTTGGTAATATTTAGGATTCATATATTCTTCTATTCCTGCAAAATTATTAATTAAAAAACTTACGGCTTGACTTAAAGTTTCTACTTTTACTTCAAACTCTTTATGACCAACAAAATTGGCTAACTCTCCGTAAACTTTTATTTTACGCAACATAACGTAACCTCTTGCCGGTACATTTTAAAAGCCACTCCGAGTAAGGCTCTATACAACTTAGTCTATCGGTTAAATGATGTAAAACATCGCCGTCTAAAAAAATTGCCACATGATTTAAACCCGAAGTTAAAATAGACATAAATAAAAGGTCGCCATATTTAAGTTTTTCGTCGGGTCTTAATTCTCTAAAACCTGTTCTCCAAGCACACCTTTCAAACATAGGGTCTTTATTAAAATCTTCTAAGGTAGTGGGTCTTTCCCAATCTTTTAAATTTATATTTAGTTTTTCTTTATAAAAGTCCCTTACTAGCGTATAGCAATCGTTTACCGCCCACGCCCACTCTCTACCTATTAGGGGAGCTTTATATCCGGAGGGTTCTAAACTACCCCAAGTTTCTGTTTTAGGATTTACTATATGCCATTTTAAACCACTTTGTTCGCAAGCAACTTTATCGCTTTGACTAGGAACGGGCGGTGTTACGGGGTGGCTATGAACTATCGCAATAATATCGCCTAAATTATCTCCTTTTACATAATCTTCGGGGTCTAAAATAAAACATTGATGAGCGGTCTGACTTAAATTACCACAAGGAAAATATTTTTCTTTGCCCCTTATATTTAATAACAGGCCACAGGATTCTTTAGGGTCTTGGTCTTTCGCATGAGCAAGTGCTTCTTCTTTCCAAGTCATGCTATAAAAGTTCCTATCGAAGGAAAATCGGCTCTAGTGCATTGTCTTTTTGGAGCTCTAATACCGGCAAGATCAAAAACGGCGGCAAGTTCAAAAGTAACTACTTCTCTATTTTCACTAGCTTTTCTATCTATTTTATAAACTTCGCGTGGAAACTCTGCGGTAGGGTCCGGTGTTCCTAAATTATTTACTTGTTGCGTAGATGTAGTAGTAGTAGTTTGCGTAGTGGTATTAGGATTATTCATAGTAATAGTATTACCCATAGCGTTTCCGTGTACGGTGCAATAATATCTTAAATCCGAAGGAGCGTCAGGGTAAGGAGGTTGAAAAGTAACCGAGCTGCCGGCGGACCCTTGAGTTCCCGCAACAGTAACGCCTGTTGAATATGAAGCACCCGAATTTTGTTTTATTCTTAGCGGGTGTCCACTATTTGAAGAATCTGATTGATCAAAAATATAAGTAGACCCACGTTTCATAGTTATAACGGGGTTGTTAACTCCGTTTAAAAGAAATATATTTACACCCCCGACATTTGCAACCGTTACCGTATAAGTTACCGTTTCCGCGTCGGCGGGGTCGGCTATAGTAGTAGTCGAGGTAGATGTGGTTGTAGTTACGGGAAAATTTATATTATCAAGATAGCGGGCAAGGGTTCTTATTCTTGTAACCGTCGCTCCGGTCAAATCATTACCTACGGTAACGGCGTTAACGTTTAACAAAATAGCGGTTATAGTTCCTAAAGCATTTGATACCGTAAGGGTAGGGCGTGGAAGTTGCCCTCTTTGATATGCAAAACCTTCAGCTTTTATAGGAAGTTTTATATAACTATTACCGGCCCAAACAACATCGCCTTGATTATTTAAACTCGTACAATTATGAAACCTATAAGTTTGAGATGAGCCGTGTAAAGCTAAAGTAGTTTCTAAAGTAAAAAGTTCTATTATCGAAGAAGGATTTATTTTTTGTAAATCGCTAATAATAGGGCCTGTGCTCATGGCTCAAAAACCTCCCGAAAAGTAGCAGATATAGTCGCTCGATCTTTTGTATATATATTTTTAGACCATTTATCACAAACAAATTTCATAGCACTAGGTTCTTCTGGCGGGGTAAAATCAAAACTAGCTTGGTCGTTCGCACGAGCATCTAAAAAAGTTTCAATAGTATCGGCATCTGTTTCGCTTACGTTAAAAGTTAAGTTAAATATTTTTGGGTTTTGGTTTTGGGCTAACCCAAACATAATTCTATGCTCATAACCGTCGGCAAATCTAACGGTCCTAGTTACCGGTGCATTATTTTTTCTAGTTCCGTATGTAGGTTGTATTGAAGGAAAAGTAGCCATTATGCAAGTAAACCTCCGGCACGTTTTTGTTGAACTATTTCAGATTGTACTGCCGCCGCTATAAGACGACCTAACTCCCGACCCTCTTCTTCATCTCCTTCAACATTACTACCGGTAGCATCAACGCTGACGTTGACCGTTACGGCACCCCCGCCACCTAGTTTGTTATTAGGAATAACGGTTCCCGCTACGGAAGGAACAAAAAGTTCTGGCCCTTTTTCGCCAACTAAAGCCGCCTGACCAACGGTAGGTCGACCGCCGGCTGCAAAAGTAGGTAAATTTTTAAATATTCCACTAGAACCTCCAAAAACGGAAAATAAAGCAGTATTTATTCCAAGTCTTAAAAACTGTTTCGCTATATCGTTTAATAAAGCTTTTGCACTTTCCGCTAAAGATTTTGTTTGCATAACAGCATCAACTAAAGCATCGGAAACTCCCGTAGCTATAGAGTCTCCTATTTTTTCAAAAGTTTCGGCAAGTTTTTTTGCGGCCTCGTTTGCTTCTTTAATTTTATCTGCCTTTCGTTCTAACTCAAAATTATTTTTCATTAGTCTTTCTAATTCTTTTGCCTCGTCACCCTCAAATTTTTCTTTCATAGCGGCTATTTCTTGTTCTAATTCCGCCTCTTTACGTTTTTCTTCATTAGCTACTAATAAAAGTTCATTTCTATTTTTTAGTTTTGTAGCTTGATCTTCTAAAGCTTTTTTCTGTGCCTCAAAAGATTTTGTTATTTCCTCCGCTTGAGCATCTTTTAATCTTTTATTTAACTTATCTAATCTTTTAGTTAGAACTTCTACATGATGATTAAGCATCATCGAACTGCCGGCACCGTGAGCAAAAATATCTGAAAGAATATCAAAAACAATATTTGTTTTCTTAGCTTTTTCATTAAGGTCCGCAATTCTATCTTCAGTTTCCGCTATTTTTGCATTTAACTCAGCAACAGTTCCTTCTTTGAATAATCTATTTAGTTCTTTTTGTTGATTTACCGTTTTCATTATTTCTACGGCTAAAGCACTAAAAGCTATAACCGCTACACCGATACCTGTTTTAGCTAAAGCTATTTTAAAAGCATTAGCCGCAGCCGTCGCTTTAGCAAAACCGCCCGCCGTAGCGAATGCCATAGTCGTAGTCATACCTAAAGTACCGTTTGCCGCCATCGCCGCCATAGACATAGTCGCAAAACTAGCTTTTAAAGCAATCACTTTCGCACTTACTAAAGCAAAAGCAGCCGTAAGTCCTTTAACACCTAAAGCTAAACCCGCAACTATAGCGGTAACTTGACCGGCTTCCGAATCGGCAAAATCCGCTAATGCTCGAACAAATCTAGTTAATAACACCGTAGCGTCTAAAACTACCGGTCCTAATAAATCGCCTACCGCGATAGATAATTTTTCTAATTCATTATTTAATATTTTAAAAACCATTGTCGGGTCATCTGCCATAAGTTGTTTTAACATTTCCGAACCGCCTTCTTCTATTTTCTTAAATGCTTTAACCATTACATCGCCGGTAATTTTTCCTTGTGCCGCCATATCTCTTAGTTGCCCGACCTCTACTCCTAATATTTCTGCAACCGGTGCTAATACAACCGACATTTGCTCGGCAATACTATTAAATTCATCTCCCCTTAAAACTCCGGAACCTAAAGCTTGCGTTAACTGCCGCATAGCTCCGGCTTGTTCTTGAGTTGATGCTCCCGACAATATTGCGGCGGTATTAAAACCGTTAAAGATCGTAGCAACATCTTCCATAGAGGTTCCTAACGGTCCTAAACGTGCTTGTAAATTAGTTACCGCTTCTAGAGCGTCGGTAGCACTAAGTCCAAACTTTCTTTCCGCTTCGGCAGCTAAATTTAGGCTATCTCTAAACGTGCCATTTTCTTCAGTTAATAATTTCAGCCTTGTTTGTAGTTTTTCAAAATTAGCAGACGCAAAAACAGTTTGTTTAGCTAAAGCCGTAAAACCTACACCGACTAAAGCTGTTTTTAAACCGCCAAACGCTCTTTGTAAAGTATTAGTTTGATTCTGGACACCCTTTAACGCTCTAGTCGCCTGACTCGTATCTACTCTTAGGGTTACTATACTTTCGGCCACTAATTAAATTAATTATTAATTATATATTACCGGTTTTTTGCTCTTTGCCGCAAAAGTTTCTCTTTTTCGTGTTTGTTTTCGTAATAAGCAGCCCAGTAAATAAATTCTTCTTCGGTTAAACCTTTACGAAGTTCTTCTACAGTCTTACCTAATTCAGTTGCGAGGAAAAACTCAAAGTTAAGCCAGTTATTCCTCTTTATACTTTTTTTGCAGTATCTAAATCTAATTTAACTTCAAATAAAAATAACTCTACGTCGTTTAAAACTTTTTCCGGCAATAATCTTTGTAAGTCGGGAACGTCGGCCATAGAAAAGAATTTGGTACCATCTTCTTTTTCGGCCATTTGACAAAGTAGTTGCGTAGAAACAACAAGAGCGTCATCAGTATTAGCGGCTTTTTGAGCTTTTTGCCTATCGTATCTAGTAAGGGGCGGAAAATATAAATCTATTTTACTTCCGTTAGGTGTTTCTAATTCATACTTACGTCTTTTAGACATTACGTCGCCGTAGGCTTCCGTAAGTAGGTCTATGCCTCTTTTAGTCATAAATTATTTTTTTAATTACCCTAATCTACTATATAGCTGAAGTTATGGCACCTGATGTTATAAACGAAACATTGATAACTTGAGTCTCCCCTAAAGTTGCACCGTATTCCGCATTCGTAATAATACCGGAAAAACTTATTTTTTTAGCTGCGGTCGCTGAATCCGGAAATAATTCAAACAAGGCATCTGCGGCATCTCCCGTCACTAGAACGTCATCTATAAAAGAACCATAATCACTATTTCCGGCAGTATCATAAAGAAGTTCTACAGAACCTTCTCCAGAAATAAGACCACCGACAAAACTTTTAGATGTATCGCCTTGAGCGGTTGTTTCATGAGTATCTTTGTTAACAGTTAAAGACCATGATCTTGTTCCCGCTACATCGGCTTCAGTACCGGCAGCGTTATGAAACATAATCTTGCCTACATCTCCTCTAATAGCGGTAGCCATGACTTAAAAAATAATATTTATATTAATATTATCCTTTTTTAGCTTTTTCTGCATCTTTTTTAGAATTTTGTTGCGACTCAAAATACTTTCTGCATTCGGGGTCCCAATAATTAGCTTCTCTTCTTCCTTTAACGTGTTCGATAGCATCGAGCATTTCTTCGGTAATTTCTAATTTAGGCATAATTAAAGTGATTCAAATGTTTCAAAAGTTATTCGAAGTTGAGTAACAAATTTACCTTCGGGTGCAACCGTAAGTATTTCTGGCCCAACCGCCGCGTCAAAAATAACACCGGAAACTGTAATTCTATTGTAAAGGTCCCTAAGACGTTTGCAAATAGTAAAATTTACTCCCGACCCTATACCGTCTTCCGTAAATACATTTAAAACAATTAAACCTACGATAGAATTATTACCGTCAGTTTGATTCCCCTGAGAAATTAAAGTACCTCCACCAAAACTTACCTCGCATTGAACAAAACTATCCTGACTTTTAGAATCAAAAGGCATATTAGAAAATACAACCGGAATAGCCGGACTACTTGCCAACTCTGTAGCTAACCTACTTTCTATAGTTGCTCTTACGGTATTAAGATCAGTAGCGGCCATTTAACTCTCCCTAATTATTTTTTTAAGTTGTTGCGGTATATATTGTTGCGTAAGTTGCTTTGCTTGTAGTTCGGGGAAACCTTTTATAGTACCGCGTCTAGTTCTATATCTACCTTGCCAACTAGGGGGTAAATTAGTCCCGTAAATAACAGGTTCGGCATACTCCACGGGATTAATAATAGTTCCTTTAAATTTTTGTATATCAGTTTGCCAACCTCTAAATAAATTACCGGTATCTTGCGGGGTTGCTTTTTTTGCTCTTCTAGTCCAATCCAAAGTTACTTTAGCAACAAGTTTTTGTACCGCTTCGGCCATAACATCATCTATTTGGTCTAACCTTATTTGTCTAGCCATTAGGACCTCAAAAATAATTCAAAATAGATAGCGGTATTTTCTTGCTCTTCGGTCACTACTCTTACTATTTGATATACAACAGAACTAATAACAACTTTATCTTTAGGAGTAGGCGTAAAAGTTAAATCTTTAGCGGCTACGGTAATTTTTTTATCTTCCGCTTGAATTAGATCATTTACCTCGTTATTATTTACGTTTTGAACTAAACCTTTTATAGTAACGTCGGTATTACTTTCACTAACCGTGCCGGTAGACGTATCGTATGCCCCGTTTGTTATTTGTCGTATAGTAACGTCGCCGGTAAGTTTATTAACTACCTTCGAAGTAACTTTTCTTAGTCCCGAAGTAAGACCCATTAGACTAAATATGCGATTACGGTTCCGCTATCTAATTTAACGCTCGTAATAACTCCTTCTATAGCCGTATTACTTTTGAATTGTAAGTCGGTAAGATCGCCGGATATGTTTTCCGCTACTAAAGTATTAATAACAGAATCTTGCAAAGCTTTTATACAACCAAAACGACCCGTATGGGCAGCTGTATCGTTAATAATCTTTGCGGCGGGATAGTAGTTCATAATTAACTCCTTTTAATAGCTATGTTACTTGGACCGCTAATTCTTAAACCGGTAAAATACCTTTCGAATAACGGCGGTACTCTATCGGCACCAACGGCACCAAAAAAATTAGGCTCTACGTCTAGATTACCAAGTTTTACTTTTTTGTAATCCTCTAGACCCGATAATCCTAACCCATCTCTATTGTTGTTTAAATAAACCGACAATATAACTTGAGCTTTTTTAACTTGTTCCGGTATCTCATCTTCCGCAAAATAATCTGTAGAAATACGAAAAGGAAATCCAACCGAATAAGTATTGATATAAGTATCAGGTTTTCTTACCCCCTGACGAGGCCACTGTAATGCTTGCGTGTTAGTAACTCTCGCACCGATAAATCTTTCACGGTCGATTCTTATCGTTGCGGTATATAACGCTCTATTTTTATTATCATCATTCGACCCGTCCCAAGCCGATACATCATCATCTAATATTAAGCCTTCGACAATAGCGTTGGCCTCAGATAACGTAACGTAACTATTTGCTGACGCGTTGCCTACCGTCGCGTTTATCGAGATTGCCATTTTTTACTTTAGGTTTAGTTTTTACTTTTTTTATAAGAGGTTTAGAAGCCACCATTTTGGCAGCTTCTTGTTCCCTCATACGCCTAAAGGCGAACATACCCATTAACTAGATGACCCTTTAGAAACACCAAAGTTAATTACGATAGCTTCGGATAAAGATCCCCCTGACACGTTGGAAAGAGAAATCTTAAAAGAACCCGCCGCTACAGCACTTACGGTAGCTAAGTAGGCACCCGCAGTTCCACCTGATGCAATAGCAATTTGTGGAATGTCGGTTGCAGTTACCTTATCGTTATTAACTTGAAAAGTAACTTCCGCTGCGTCAGCTAAAGCCGCGTTATTAGTTGTAATAACACCGGACTCAGTGTTTAAAGTAACCGCCGTACCTTTGTTTGTAGCTTGAGTTACGGACCCACCATTAGTAGGACCAATAAGCTTACCGGCTGTGGCTTCGAAAACAGATGGCATAATAAATTACCTCTAATCTTGTGTGGAAACGTTAGTCGCCCTAACGATACCGATGTTCTTTGTCTCGTAAACTTTCGACCAGTTAGCTACGGTTCCCAATTGAGTTCTAGTTGGGTTAACTGTAGTAACAGCCCATTTAGAACCTACGGGGTGATAACAATAATGAAGGTCAACCGCCATAGCGTCTGATTTAGCCAGAATATCTCTGTCTGTTTCAGTTGTAAGACCAGCCTGCTCTCCACTAGCAACTGCACCTTGCGTAAAGAAATAAGTGCTGTATTCCGTAGAAGACCCACTACCTGTAGTAGAAACATCATCGGAAACAATTACTCTTAGTCCGCAATAAGTTGGTACAGTACCGTCGCCACCGTATGCCGGTGCGATAGTTCCACCACTCGCTGTAGCTGAACCGCCGTTACCGTCGGAAGCTAAAACGTAATCAACCATTTTACGCTCTACGAGGTCATAATAAACCTTACTGTGCATACAAACGGCTGTAAGCTTATCGCCCTGATCTCCTAAAATAGAACGTGCTTTAGCAACGTGTTTAGGACTTAAACCTGTAGGTGTATCTCCTGATTCGGAATCTATAGTTAAACCGAAGAAAGCGGAGTTACTATCGTTAGCGTTAATAGAGCCGAAAACTCCATCTAGGCAAGAAAGTAAATCTTTTTGTCTTTGGTTAGCTATATAAGCACCAATTTTTTGACCGATAGCAGCCATAGGGTCGGCACCCGATGCTAAAGCAGCTAAGTCACGAGATTCAAAAGCTCGACCACGATGCAAAATAACACCAACTTGTTTGTCGGTAGAAATTTTACTAGGTGTTAAAGAACTAGAATCAGATAAAACCTCAAAGTCTCCGGTTAGGTTCGCAGAGAAAAAAGGTACATTAACGAAATCACCACCCTCAGTAGCATTTAACTCGGCCATAGGTGCAACCACACCACTTGCAAGAAATGAATCTCGTGCAGTTGTTTGCTCTATGACATACGGAGTAAAAATCTCTGGAATGATTAAATCGCTCCTCAAAACTCCCATGTTTTTAAGAAATAAATTTACGGTGTGGGCGTAACCCTATTAGGCTCGGCGTAGCTCTACCATTTGATATATATACTAGCGTGATTTCGCGACATCTCTCAACTTTTGCCAAAGTTCTTTATCCTTTAGGTAAATTTGGCGTTGCTCTACTAAGCTTTCGGTTTCTTTTAAAAATGGTTTAAGCATTTCTTCACTAAAATTATCGTTAGTGGGTCTAGCTACGGGTGCACCACCACCGCTAATAGTTTTATTTTTAAGTAAATAAGGTTTTTCTTTTTCTAATTTATTTTTTACAAATTCTTGAACCGGCAACTGTTCATAGCCGTCGACAACTACCGGCACCCCATCTTTCATTTGTATTTTTTCTTTAGGAACTAAATTATTTAAAACAAGTTCGGGGTCGTGTGTTATTTCAGTTAAAGCTTGTAAAGCGGGCGCAATTAGTTCTAATTCTTTATTTCTAGCTTCTAAAAGTTCTATCCGTTTTTTATCTTCAGAAGAACGGTCGCGATATTGTTGTTCTAAAGCCTGTTTTGATTCTTCATATTTACCGGCTTTTTCTAAATCTTCTTGTTCCCTTTTTTGTTTAAACGCTAACAGACTATCGTAGTCGTCTGGTAAGGACTTCTCATCTTTTTGGTTTTTTAACTTACCTATAAGCTCGTAATTTTTAGCTTCTAATTTTTTAACGGATTCTTTTAAAAGTTCGATCTCGTTGTTATTTGTTGGGGGCGTAGCCACCTCTTTGTTTTCTTCAGACATAAAATAGTCGTAAACTAAGTATTATTAATAGTTATACTACCATTTAAAGAAATAAACTCAATATTTAACAGTTCCATTTTTCTAAAGCCAAAGCTTTTCTTGTTTTACGACCTTTACTATCTCTAAGAGGTCCTTTAACACCGGCCATTCTTGCACAAAACGATTTTTTTCTTGCTTTTTCTGATTTAGTTAAATTTTTTGTTTTAGTAACGGGTGCTTTTAAATTACTACCGGTTTCCCTGTTTATTTTATCTCTTCCTTTTTTAGTTAAACCGCCCGTAGGACTTTTATGTTCCTTTTTAAGCTTTACCGGTTTTCTTTTCTTTTTCATTTTCGATACCTTTTATAAATAGCCATATCAACGGTCCTTGCTTTATCGCCACGCATATAACTATTAACACGACCCATCGCCCAAGCAGCCATACTTACATTTCTAGAGCCACCGCCTAAATAAGCTCCCTGTCCTTTTCTATAAACAGCAGCTAACTCGCCATACTTAAATTTAGTACCGTCAGCCTTTTTTTTAAGAGCTTTTACGACGTTTGCGTTTAGTGGTTTTGCTTTTGGTCTTGTTGACATTTTGTGCAACCCTTGATTTTTGTACGGCTTTTATATCTATAAATAACCCTTTTTTATAGAGTTCGGCGGTTTTTTTTATTTCAGCAGCTTTAGCTGCCCTATTTTTAGAACCGCTAAGATACTTTTTAGGGACGTTTGTTTTTTTATCCCTTGCTACTCTTCTTAGTTTTCGGCTCATCTTTTTTTAGTTTAGGTTTTTGTTTGCCTTTTGAGAGCTTTTCAAATAACTTAGAGGCCATTATTTTTTACCGCCTTTTTTAATTTTCTTTTTTTTCTTAGGTGGTCTACCTACTTTGGAACCATAAGTCCCTTTTCCCATCGGCATAATTTTAAAGCAACTACGTTTAGTTTATCCGACTTTTGGATATTTTTCTATTAAATCTCTTAAACTTAATTCCGTTCCGTCCTCGCTTATTATTTTTCGCAAGGCGTTACGAGGACTTTCTTTTTTTGTTTCTACTAAATAATTAAAAAACTTTTTTTTATTACCTAAAGCCTTACTTTGCATATCAGGATTAGCTTTTAACCAATTAGGATAACTAACATCTTGTGGCACCCTTCCTACTTCACTTGGTCTAGTATCGGGAAACCTACGGCGTAAATCCTCATCATCTATTACCGGTACGGTACTTGAACGGCAGTTGAAATGTTGCGGCGGCATAGGTCCTTTACCGTATTCGAAGTGCTTACCGTCTAAACTTCCACATAACGCGGTAGTCCTTGCATCTAATATCGCGACGTATTCATATTTTTTAGTGACATCTTGATTAGCCATATAAACGGCTTGGCTTGCCATATTTTGTACTTGATTTACAGAAGTTCTTACGATAGTCCTTACTTGGTTATTAGCTAACCTTACTCCGGTTCCACCCGCTAAAGCTTGTGCTTTTGCCGTCATTTCTTGGTTTTTACCAAACTGCAATCGACCTCTAAGACGTTTAGCTATTTTAGGAATAGATTCGCCTTCGGTAATACCAACTCTAATTTCTCTAGAAATAAACTCAGCTTGCGAAGCGGCTATACCGCGAAAAGCTTTTTCTACTACCTCGCCGTTAGGTAAAGTAATAGCCGAACCTTTAGCGGCCGTTAAATTAAAAGTACGTCTTACTTGGCTATCTAAAGTAGGTAAAGTTAATACGTTAATTTCTGTAGGGTCGGTATAAACAATACTTCGGGCAAAGTCGCCGGATATTTGTACGCTATTTACATTGGCGGCACCTATCGGTAAAGCTTTTTGTAATTCGTTTCGAACAAAATCGCTTTGAAATAAAGAAAGACTTTGAAGTTGATCTGTTATATAAACAGTATTTTCTACGGACCAACCTTCTAAACTTTCTTTCATCTGTAAAAGCATACTTCTAATACGAGCTACGGTAGCCGGCGAAGTTACTTCATCTATAGTCGCTAATTGAAACGTAAGGTCTAAAATTATATCGTTGTAATTCGTTACAATACGACGTGCAATCCGGTTGCTATATCTATTTAAGTCAATAGCTTCTCTATAAAAACTTTCCGGAATAGACATTTTTTAAGCCGCGTCATCTTCTTCGGTAGGCTCGTCGGGTTCGGCTTGCGGCGTAGGTCTAGCCATTTCTACTAAACCACCACTTTGGGTAGCCTCGACTTCTTCCTCAACATCAAATTCATCGCCTAATACTTCGCCTTCGGTAAGTTGGTCTAATAATGTTTTTTGCGTAATAGAACCCGAAGTATATAGCTGTAAGTAAGCTTGTATTTCTTGTGGCTCTAAACGTTGCGATAAGAAGTCTCTATTAACAAAACAAGTACCGGCTTCCGAGTTTAAATATTGACCGTGAAACTTAAGGCAGTTATCAATCATGTCTTGCACTTGTTGGGCTACGACCATCATTGTTGAGTCGCCTTGCGAGCGATCTATACGTTTAGCTTCCGCAGTTTCGGCCGATAGCTTTTGACCAAGTACCGCCGCTAGTCCTAATTCATTTATTTGGCCTTCTAATTTATCTAACCTTTTAAACTGAGCCTCGTAACTTTTGCCGTCGGGTTCAATATATTCCGCTCTACCTTCGGGAGGAAAAGCAATCGCTTCGCCTACGCCGGCAGATACTTCCTCTGCGTTTTGAGGGAACCCATAAAAAGCCAACATAGGAACGGCACTTATATGTAATTGATTATCGAGGTCAGATTGTATTTGATAAGCTTTTAAATTTAGTTCCGCTATATCCGACATCGGCGGTCTACTTTCTAATAAATTAAGACGATTACTATAAGCAACGGAAAAAGGTATTCGGCCTAAAGACATACGGCCTTCATCATGTTTAACATAAACGCCTTTACTATTTTTACGGTGTATTTCGAAACTATCGGGGGTAAGTAACCTAACTTGCTCTACTATTTTTTCGCCGTAAAGACCCTCCGGCTCGGCTACTTTTTCTTTAAGACGTAGTTGCGTTAGTTCGACTTGACCGTTAAGCATATCGGTTCTATATCCTAAAATGTCACGCGGCGTGTAAGTAACCCAATAAGGTCTACCGCCGGCACCCGAAGCAGGGGCATCTACTAAGACTCCGATATGCCCATAACGAATCATTTTTCGAGTAGTTTCGTAGGTCCAAACGTTTAAATCATTACCTTGTAAATCAATATCGAAAAGTTGCTCACGAATATTATCGGCGGTATCGTTTAGCCTTACTGGTTTACGGGTTAGCATACCGGCAAGCATACGTTCTAATCTGATGTAATAAGGAGGGCAAACACTACGAGCAAGTCTATTATCGTAACTTTCGTCTAATTCTCTAGGTTCTTGCATCAAATACTTTCTATGCTTACTACGCATTTGATATGTACCGCCTAATAAATCTTCTATTAATGTCCAATGAGGTTCTTGAGCAAACCAAGTATTATTAGGGTCGTCTATATCATTACCTTGCCTATTAGTTTGCCTATTAAAGTGGTTGTAACCTGAGTACACTTTGACCTCTTAGTTTGTTTTTATTTTAGACAATAATCTTAATAAAGCCTAATTCCGGTTCGACGACCCGCACCCATGTGTAAGGGATTGAACAACCGCCAAGTTATATATCCTAGAGCGTCGTTCATGTGATCATAACCCGCATCTTTATCGGGTTCTCCCCTTTCGTTATAACTTTGCAATTCTAAACATTCAATAAGTTTTACCGCTTTTTTAGAAATCATTAATCTATTTTCGCCTTTTGCATTTAAAAACATTCCTTGAACACTATTTACCCTATCCCTAACGGGCGGGTTGGATAAAGCACTTTGATTTATAAAACCGTGACTTTCTAAAATTTGGATATCGGTCTTAGAAGCATTTGTACTTCGGTTTCCGCCCGAAGCGTCTGGATATATATAGATTTTGTTAAAGGGGTAACGCCCTCTAATTTCTTTAGCGATTGAATCTGTGTCGTGACTTTTTGCAATTTCATCTATAACCATAAATTTATTCCCAACCGCTACGCCGATAACAGCGTTCATATTTCCAATATTAAAGTCGATTCCTATTCGTAAAGGCTCGTTGTCATCTACAAAAGGCTCGTTAGCTAAAACGTGTTCGCTTCGATTAAATTTATCGTAGACCTGACCGGTAGTTAAGTTGCAGAAGTTTCCGTTTAGGTAGGCCTGTATTAGTTGGGGAGGATAATTTTCTAGTAAAGAATCAACAAATCCTTCGGGCAAAAATGGATTATCGGTCGATTTTGCTTTTATTAGCCGCGTATCGGCTTTAGCATTTTTTTCAAAAGTGTCGAACGC